AAAGATGATTTGATTCAGTATTACGATAACGTTGTCAACGATTCACAGATCAAAGATTTGATGAAAGAAGAAAACCTTCTAGACAAATTGAACATGAGTGAAGATGACGAAGAAGATTTTGATGATGAAGAATCTGAAGAAGAACATTCTTCGTTGTCGAAAGAAGAACTCAATGAAATGCTTACTAGGAAGAGACTTAGTAAGTTACATTGAAACGGAACACCAAGACTATAACAGTTGTCAAGCACTAAATGAGGCAAATATGAGTGATAAAAAAACAAAACATTATGTAAACAATGCCGATTTCTTAGCGGCACTAATCAAGTATAAAAAAGAATGTAAAGAAGCGGCAGACAATAATAAAGCCGATCCTCAGATTCCAAATTATATTGGTGAGTGTTTTTTGAAAATCGCAGATCATTTGTCACGTAAACCCAATTTCATTTCCTATTCGTTTAGAGATGAAATGATTGCAGATGGCATTGAAAACTGTCTCATGTATTTCAGAAATTTTGATGAGACAAAATCAAGCAACCCATTTTCATACTTTACACAAATCATCTACTATGCGTTTCTTCGCCGTATTATGAAAGAGAAGAAACAGTTGTATGTCAAATACAAAGCTACCGAACAGTTTGGTATACTTGATGAATACGAATTATATGAAGACGTTGACGGTACGATGAAACAGTTTCAGATGTACGATAATATCTCTGAATTCATTCAGACGTTCGAGGAAAACAAAAAGAAGAAAAAAGAAGGTAAGACAAAAGGACTTGAAAAGTTCTTTGAAGAATTACCTGACTCTGCTTGACAGCATTCAATTAACACTATATAATTCTACTTTATGAAAATAGCGATTCTAGGTGATACCCATCATGGCATGCGAGGCGACTCGCTTGAATTCCATAGGTACTACGAAAAATTTTACGACACAGTATTCTTTCCGTATCTAATTGAAAACAAGATAGATACGGTGTTTCAACTCGGCGATTTATTTGATCGGCGTAAGTTTATAAATTTCAATTCGTTGTATCTCTGTCGAAAATATTTCTTTGATGTTCTCAGAGATAATAACATTCGTTTCTATACCCTACTTGGTAATCATGACATAGCGTACCGCAATACGCTAGAAGTCAATTCATCACAATTACTGTTGAATGAGTATAAGAATATTACCATCTATGATGATTTTAATGTATTGAATTTCGATGGCGTTGATATTGATATCGTACCTTGGCTGTGTTCTGAAAATGAAGCTGATATCACAGAGAAAATGAAACAAAGCAAATCACAAATTTGTTTTGGGCACTTTGAGATTAAAGGTTTTGAAACTATGCCAGGTGAAGTATCACCGATAGGGCTTGACAAATCTTTCTTTACAAAGTATGATATGGTATTGAGTGGGCATTTTCATCACAAATCTGATGATGGGCAAATCTATTATGTTGGTACACCTGGCGAAATGACATGGTCCGATTACAATGATCCTCGTGGGTTTCAGATTTTTGATACCAATACCCGTGAACTGAAATTCATTCAAAACCCGTATCGCATGTTTCATAAAATTCGTTATGATGATGAAAAGCAAGACTTTGAATATTGGAAGGCTTTTGATTTTGAATCGTATAAACAGACATATGTAAAAGTTATTGTTATCAATAAGCAGAATCCTTATCTGTTTGATAATGTACTTGACAATCTATATAAAGCAAATGTCTCTGATATATCTGTTGTTGAAGACTTTACTGATACTACCAACATCATAGATGACAAAGAAATTATAGACCAAGCTGAAGACACTATGACTATCTTGGGAAAATATATTGATAACCTGACGCTCAACGTAGAATCAGACAAAATTAAAACACTAATGCGTGAGTTATACGTTGAAGCATTGAATACAGAAAATACAGACTGAATGATAACATTTCGTACCTTGCGTTGGAAGAATCTTCTTTCAACAGGCAATTATTTTACTGAAATTAAATTAAACAACGAAGCACACACTCTAGTTGTTGGACAAAATGGTTCTGGCAAATCAACAATGCTAGACGCTTTGTGCTTTGCGCTTTTTGGTAAAGCGTTTCGTAACATCAACAAACCTACTCTGTTGAATTCAATCAACGGTAAAGAATGTGTTGTTGAAGTTGAATTTTCTGCTAACAATAAGTCTTATAAAATCATTCGTGGTATCAAACCGAACGTGTTTGAAATTTATCAAGACGGTGAACTTCTAAATCAAGATGCAGCATCAAGAGACTATCAAGAATATCTTGAGAAGTTTATTCTGAAACTGAATTTCAAATCGTTTACACAAATCGTTATTCTCGGTTCTGCTTCATTCACCCCTTTCATGCAGTTGTCTGCTTCTGATCGCCGAGCAATCATCGAAGACTTGTTGGATATTCAAATCTTTTCTACAATGAATAATGTATTGAAAGAAAAAATATCCAACAATAAAGACTTGACTAGCAACAAAAAATATGAGATTGATTTAGCCAAACAGAAATTTGATCTGCAAGAAAAACACATCAAAGATTTAAAACAAGATAACGAAGATAGAATCAAAACTTATGAAACAGATTTAGCGAAAACTCTTGGTGCAGTAGAAAATCTTTATGCAAACAATTCCGTTTTTTCTGATGAAGTTGATAAACTGCAGAATGCTGTTTCAGGTAAAATTGAAATAGAGAAAAAACTTAAGACAATCACAAAGATTGAATCGCAGATTGAAAGTTTGCTTTCAAAGCATAAACGCGATATAGGTTTCTTTGAGCAGAACGATAACTGCCCAACATGCAGGCAAGCGATTGCTTTGGGGTTTAAAGAAGAAGAACTTGCATCACTACACAAGAAATCGCATGAGTGTGAAGATGGGTTGAAAAAACTTGAAGAAAAAATTCTGAATCAACAAAATAAATTATCTGATATCAATGAAAACTTGAAAAAGATTCAACAGTTACAGATTAGTATTGCTACTACAAATACTTCGATCACTGAAACTAACAAGTATATTGATAAGCTGAAATGTCAGATTGAAGACCTTAAACAATCAAAGGTAGTGACAGAGCGAGAACAATCAGACTTAAAAGAGTTAAAGGATCGTTTGTCTGAATTAGAAGCAGAGTTGCGAGAATTAATACAAGATAAAGCATATTATGAAGTTGCCTCAGGTTTGTTGAAAGATACAGGAATCAAGACAAAAATTATACGTCAATATTTGCCAATCATTAATAAACTAGTCAACAAATATTTAGCATCACTAGACTTTTTCGTAAACTTCAACCTAGACGAATCGTTTAAAGAAACAATCAAATCGCGTTATCGTGATGATTTCTCTTACAACAATTTCTCTGAAGGTGAGAAGCAACGAATCGATATGGCATTGATGTTGACTTGGCGTGCTGTAGCAAAATTAAAGAATTCTTCTAACACGAATCTATTGATTTTGGATGAAGTGTTTGATTCAAGCCTAGATACTAATGGTACTGAAGAACTGATGAAGATTCTTCATATGCTAGAGGGTGTGAATCTGTACGTCATTTCTCATAAGGGTGACATACTGCAAGACAAGTTTAGTAATGTAATACGTTTTGAAAAGGTAAAGAATTTTTCGAGGATAGTTAAATGATATCAGGAAAAGAATTGCATTATTTTTCAGAAGGTAATCGAATAGCGAAAGTGTTCACTAGAGGACAGAACAGCTATCGTGTGTGGGTATATGATTCGTATTTGGAAACAGAAGACGAAAAAGTTTTTTTAAATGAACAAGCGGCTGAAGATTATGCCGAAGATTGGGTGCTAAACAAATGAGTGAAATTATAACTATCAATACAGAATCTAATGAGTTTAAACAAGAGATTGCTCAACCTTTAACTGTATATACAGACTCGCATCCTATGCTCAGAGAGAAAGTACCTGAGTATAGAAATGTATTACCAAACAATAATATGCTTTCATTAGTTAAAAAATTAAAGTTGACGATGAAGATGTATGCAGGTCTTGGTCTTGCAGCAAATCAATGCGGTATCTTTGAGCGAGTGTTTGTTATCGGTTCTGAAGATTTTCAATTTGCTTGTATCAATCCAAAGATTATTGATGCATCTAAAGAAATAGAAAAAGACTCTGAAGGTTGTTTATCATACCCTGCTGTGTATTTGAAAATACCAAGACCAAAATGGATCGATGTAGAATTTTGGACAGAAGAAGGTAAACAAGTACGAACTAGACTTGAAGGATTATCTGCACGTTGTTTTTTACATGAATTAGATCATCTCGATGGCATTCGTTTCGTAGAGCATGTTGGACCTGTTGCGTTGAAAATGGCAAAGAAGAAACAAGAAAAACTTATCAAACGCTTCGAAAGGAAGAAATAATGAAGCCTTGGCAACACGGTTATGATATAGACTACTTGAAAGGTATCGAAGCAAAATACTCTCACTACAATAGCTATACTTTATCACCGTTTGTAAAAGTAAAAAAGAACAACGTAGCACAAAGTTTGAAAGATGGTTCTCTCAAACAACTTGATGATAATACATTTATCAACATAGCGACAGTAAAAACAAAAAGTAAGATAGTGATGCATGGCGATACGTATATTGCTGTGAAAGAAAAAGATGATATTGTTTTTTCTGAATTGATTGGTGATGAAACTCTTCTAGAACAAGAACTCACA